ACCTACCGATACAGAGGAGATGAGATGTGGGGACGCCTTCGTGAAGGCATGGATAAACTCTGTATACCCCGTGATATCGATCTCATGGCTCAGCTCACCCAGCGAGAGTATGGATATACACTGGCCGGTAACAAGATACATATGGAGACTAAGGCAGACATGAAGAAGAGAGGACTTCAGTCTCCAGATTTGGCTGATGCATTAGCTCTTACATTTGCAGAAGACCCTGCTTACACTGTTACAGGAGAGTTTGCTCCTGCTAGCAGAATGACTATTCATGAGTATGATCCTTTGGTAATGAGGAATTAATATGGCAAGCGTTTTAAGAGAAGATAAACCTGGACGATCTACATTGCATACATGGCAATTGACTACGGCCGATGGTACAGGCGATGTAGTTTCTAATCCTGGGGCTTCAGATCGTTCTGTACAGTTTGTAGCAAACACTGCTGGAAGTGCAACAGCTATTTTAGAAGGATCAAACGACGAAACTATTTGGTTCACTTTAACAGATGGCCAAGGAAATGCTATTTCCTTTACAGCATCCGGTGGTGAGATGGTGGCTGAGAATATGTTATTCTATAGAGCTAGGCTTTCAACAGGTGGCAGTGGAGCGGATTGGACTGTCTTGCTGCTTTCGAGAGGTACAATGCGATGACCACTGTTAAACAAGCTGCGGAAAAAGCCATTAATCTTGGTAAGCAACTTCAAGCCATCATTGATGTTGGTGAAGTATTGGATCAAATTGGTAATTTAGAAGAGGCGAAACGAGAGGCTTCTGATCTAAAGAAGAAAGCTGAAACTGATCATTTTGAAGCTGCGTCTGCTCTGAAAATTCTTAGAGATAAAGTGCATGATGCTGAACACTATCTACAGCAGACGAAGAATGAGGCTGTTAAAACTCTTGATGATGTCAATATTGCACGCGATAACCTTTTTGCTACAGCGAAGGAAGAGGCTCAGAACATTGTTAAGGCTGCCACAGATGGTGCTAATATAGCGATTAAGCAAGGTGAGAAAGATGTTAAAGTTCTTACAGATCAGCGAGAAGAGCTATTAAAAGAGAGTGAACAATTATCTGTTGATCTTGGTGTTTTACGTTATGAAATGGGTCAATTAAGACAGAGGCTTGGTTGATGTTAGCTATTGATTTAATGGAAACAGCTCGTGACAACGGATTTCAACATCGAGTCCATGGTGTATTATTCGATGTCGTAAAGAGCAAGGCTGGAAATGCAACTGGTGATGATTTAGCCTTTATCAATGGTATTTTGAATGGTGAGACTTCTATATTTCAAATGGCCATCGGTGTTGCTTTAGTAGTTAATGATGTAGCCAATGACGCGAGTATGAAAGTAGCTATCAATACTCTTTGGTCTTTTTATGCCAAGGCTTGGACTGCGAGGACCCGATAAATGGCATTCGGTACATTTACAGAATCTATATTTCTCACCGTAGATGCTAATTTTGAATTTATGGAATCAGTCGCGGGCACTGCTATTGTCCTCACTCTTAATCCTCGTGAAACGGTATCAATCTTATTCAACGTAGACGCTGCTGGAACAGCTGATGATTTGGAAATTGAGATTTTACAGGGGCACAGGATTAGTACAGGAAATGGTTTAGATGGAGCAACTGGTGCAGCAGATATAGAACTTGATACAGCAGCTGATGGTTTTTCAACTGATGATGATATGAATGGACTCTATATCATTATGACAAGTGGTGATGAATCGGGCGAAGGAAGATTGATAATTGATTCTGTGGCTTCAGATGATGGTGTTGTTTTGAGTCATGATTTGAGTGGAACACCGTCTGCTACTGAGACATATGATTTATATCGATTCAGTCCTTTTCGATTTACAATGGACCCACAAACTACTATTAGTTCAAATGCACAGAACAATGATAGTATTACAATGAATGCTGTTAATGGACAATTTGTAGCTATAGTGGCTAGAGCTGATGGTGCAACTGATGCACATCGGATACAATTGAGTCATCAGGTCGATGGCGTGAGTGTTTAATGCTCAAAGCACCGCGCAAATGGAGTTTTTCCTCTGGAGCTGTCGAGACAGAATGGAGTTGGTTTTTCCCGGCGTTTTATTTCGTTCCATTATCTTGGGGCGAGTACGATTTCGGGCAACGAAAGAGCTTGGCAAAGAACGGGACTCCTTCTCTCATAGGCAGTAGGAGCGGCCCTGTCATGAATTTCGATGGCACCGGAGATTATTTCTTGCATCCATCGAGAGGAGGGACCGGCAATCTTCTCGATGAATGGTCTGTTACTTGTTATTTTCAGACCACATCAACGGATCAGCTAGCTATTCTGGGGGTTTTCAATACTGGCACGAATACCGGCTGGCAAGTTCAATTAAATACTAATGAGAACGATTCAAATATCGCCGGAGAGATGATGGTCTTCATGCGAGAAGAGGGTGGCGGGCCGCTGGAGGCTGGCATTACCTTTCCCGAATCAAATTTGAGCGATGGAACTCCACATATCGTTACAATGATGGGGAAGAAGTCTCTTGGATCGAGTGGGGGGATTACTATCTATTATGAGTTAGACAGAACAAGTGGAGCGAAAACCTTAACGTATAATAACACAGATGCGGGAAGTAATTTTGCAGACTTTGGCTTTGATTTAGCTTTTGGCGCACGAAATGTCAGGGACGTTGTTGGTCGGGAATTCAATGGTCAGATTTTTTATATAGTAGTTCATAATAGACTTCTTTCTGAAAGTGAGGTTAGAAAGTTGCATCGCGATCCCTTTGGCCCCTTCCGCATGGTGGACGAGGTTGGAGATGTTATACTTCCTCCTGTTATTGTTGCTGCTGCTGATAGTATCATTCCTATAATAAGACGTCGACGTAAATAGAAGAAAGAAAGAACATGTGTATTGGACCTTTCGCCCCTAAGGCGCAGACTCCAGCTGCTCCTCCTCCTGTTCCAAAACCAATTGCTATACCTCAGAATGTGGTGAGTACAGCTGGAACAGATAGAAGCAGGGATCGGAGACGTGCTGCTATATCTGGTGGGACACAGCAAAATCGTACCCTACTGTCAGGTAGTTTGGTATCGACTCCTACTTCTGGCACTTCTCTCTTAGGTTAATCATGGCAGGACATCTCTCACAAGATTCAACGGGCGAAGTAATTCCTCTCACCAGTAGACGATATTTTGATCAAAGACTTGGAACTTTAAGGACAGAGTTCCAAAGTTTTCAGAATCATTATAAAGAACTGTCACAATTTGTGCAGCCTAGAAGGGGCCGTTTCTTTGTTGAAGATAGGAATAAAGGCGATAAGCGATATAGCGCCATCATTAACAGTCACGCCACTCAGGCTCAAAGAACAGCTCGGGCAGGTCTCTTTGCTGGAACTATGTCGCCTACCAGACCGTGGTTCAGCCTTATCACTCCTGACCCTGGTCTCATGGAGTTTCAACCAGTCCGAATCTGGTTAGCTGATAGAGAGCGCACTATAAGGGCTATTTTTAATCAGTCTAATTTCTATAATATGGCGCCTGTACTATTAGGTGAATTGCTGCTTTTTGGCACGGGCTGTATGACCCATGTAGATGATTTTAACGATGTTGCTCGATTCTACACTCAGACGGTAGGAAGCTACTACATCTCTCAGAATGAACGCTTTGAGGTGAATACATTAGTGAGGCAGTTCCAACGCACCACTGAACAGATGGTTAAACAATTTGGACTTAAGAATGTCTCTATCAAGGTGAGAGATGATTGGGATAGGGGTAATTATGATCAATGGCATGATGTAGTGCATTTCATTGAACCCAATCCTGATGAAGATAATAGCAAGCTAGAGGCTAAGTTCAAACCATTCCGTTCAGTCTATTATGAACCCCATAGTGCAGACAAAGAGAAATTCTTAGGCTTCTCAGGGTTTGATGAGTTTCCAGCTTATTGTCCTCGTTGGGACATCACCAATGAAGATGTATATGGGACAGATTGTCCTGGAATGACTTCCTTGGGTGACGTAAAGGGATTGCAAATTGAAGAAAAACGCAAAGCGCAAGGGATTGATAAAATGGTCAATCCGCCTCTACGTGGCCCAGCTGCTCTTAGGAATGTTCCTATTAGCAGCCTTCCCGGAGGTGCGACATTATATGATAGCCCAAATCAAAATAACCAGCTCGCTCCTATCTACATGGTTAACCCCCCAACTAAATGAGTTGATGCTTGATATAGATAAAACAGAACGTAGGATTGATAAAGCTTATTTTGTAGATTTGTTTAATGCCATCTCTAATATGGAGGGCGTACAACCAAGAAATCAGGAGGAACTACTTCAAAGAAACCAAGAACGTCTGCTACAGCTTGGCCCGGTGTTGGAACGGGTTCATGGAGAGTTTTTAGCAAAACTCATTGATCGCACGTTTAATCAAATGGTAAGAGCCGATCTCGTCCCTCCCGCTCCTCCTGAATTAGAAGGTCAAGAGTTAGAAGTAAGGTTCATCTCTTCTCTAGCTATGGCTCAGAAAGCTGTTGCAGTGGGAGGTATTGAAAGACTTGCATCCTTCGTTGGTGGACTAGCTCAGATGAATCCCAGTGTTGTTGATAAATTTGATTTCGATCAGTCTGTAGATGAGTTTGCCAATGCTATTGGAGTGCCACCTCGTATCGTTGTTACAGATGAGAAGGTGATAGAAATTAGAGAAGAGAAGGCTAGACAGCAACAAATAGCAATGGCTATGGAAGCTGCTAAGGCTGCAGCTCCATTAGTTGGTCAGGGAGTGGATGCTCAGAAGGTCTTTAATGAGGGGCCTGAAGGTGGGGGTCAACAGGGATAGTCATGGCTCTTATTCAGGAAGTTCGTTGGGCACAGTCAGCTATTCTAAAAAGGTTAAGGGATATTTTGAATGCTGTTGCACAACCTGGGGTGACGTCCACCACTTCGGACTCGACTGCTATAGTTGTTCGTAATGTAAGAGACTATGAAATACTGGAAAGACTGGATGAAGTTGTTATTCAGCTAGATAGATTGAATAATCAACTCTATCTTATCACTGAGTCTCAAGTAAATATGGGAGAGACCCTTGACTAGGATTGTGGAGGTATTGTGCCGAAACAGTCGTATTTTAAAACTAGCTACCGACATTCTTAATGCCCTATCTCCTGTTGGAGCATCGACTTCAACATCTGATTCTTTAGGTACGGCTATTAGATCGACACAGACAAACGAGTTGCTAGAACGATGGGATCAAATAATCCTTCAATTAAAAAGAACACAGTTTCATTTTTTTCTATTAACTGGCTTTGATGGAATTGAAGAAGATGTAGGAGGAGTAGTTAGACCTAAGAGGCCATCTGCGCTTCCACTAGCAGTCATAGAGGATGAAGATTTGGCTGATTTATTGCATGTTATAGAAGAGCAAGCCGCTGGTACTAATGGACATAACGATGGTAATTTTGTTTCAGGGGCTTATCGTACTCGTGTATTAAATAAAGTATTGACAAATGAAATTTCAGGAGCTTCTGTAGCATCTAATCAAATAACGCTTCCTGCTGGTACATATTTTATTGAAGCTCAATCTCCTGGAAAGCCTGAGCTATAATCTCTGTATTTACACCATCTGTAAACTGAACTATACAATCTGATCCGGCTTGTTTCTCTCCCGTAATAAGAATATCAGTCACCCAAACAGAGAGACCGGGCCTAGGCTGAATAATAATAGCCGTACCTGCTGACGTGAGAGTGGATGTCTTAAAATGACCATGGGCCTGTGCAGGAGTCATAACTATTTGCACAGGCTCTCCTGTCACTGGACTAGGTTGCCAATGAAACTCTTGTTCAGTTCCACGAGCTAACCAACGAGTGTAAATCATCTCCTAATCCCTGGTTTCGAAGTAACCCCAAATGGTAATGCGCGGGAGAGAGGTCGTGTCATCGATGGTGAAGTCGATAGCGTAGGTATCATTCGTACCCAGGATAAGAGCGCCTCCCCAATCGATCTCATACTCAATCACAGCTTCCAGGGCAGAGTTTAGAATGATGGTGCCCTGCGAGGAGTTGGTCGTCTCATCCGCCCTCGAATCAGCCTCGGCTACGTTGCCAGAGGTGAAGTTCAGATTAACCCCAGTTACCACCGTACCTGCGAGAGCCGCTGAAGCCTGCGTGACGTGATGTTCAGCGACGTTCGCCAAACCCGAGTGCAGAGACACACGAGTGATGTGCAGGTTCTTACCAGTTGAGGTATTACGAACAGCAAGAATCGTATCCGCTGCGTCCATATTATAACCAACATTCGTCCAAGAGTAGGCCTCTCCTTCACGGGAATGCTTCTCGAAAACAGTTTCAATCTGAGCATCTACCTGGGCACGATTTTCCCTAACCTCCATCGGGCCGCCGCCGCCCTTGCCATCACCAATTAATATAGTCAATTTATTCTCCTATGATATCTTTTTAATTCTAACGTCTGAATAAACTTCAACGTCGCCATAATTGACATCGTTCCCGAACCCGTTAGTATTTCTTGTAGTGGTACATCTATGTTGAATTTCTAATGCCACAGTTCCAGACAATGTGAATCTACCAGTCAAAAAACTAACAGTAGCAGACCCATCAGTGCTATCAGAAAATTCACTTGTCCCACTAAGGATATCAGCTGCACCAGTAGTATCACGTAATTTAATTTTATGATTATTAACTCGAACACCAGGAGATTGAGCTTCAATAAAATATGTACCAGCAGGAAGCGTTATTTGATTAGATGCTACAGAAGCTCCTGAAATTTCATTTGTCAATACTTTATTTAATACACGAGTACGATAAGCCCCTGAAACAAAA